CTGTCCATGACCCAAGGCAGGAAAGTCAAAAAATACGTTCGCGACGGTGTGAGCATCGAGATTGTACTTCGCACAGCTGTTGAGATGGTATCTGGCCGTCTTGATACTGTGTTGGGGGACGAATACTCCGTGAATCACGCTTGGCTCAGGTGGGCCGAGATTGCCTTGTCATCCTTGTCCGTGGCCGGGTTTTGGGCCGCTTCCAAGCACTTGGAGATCCAATTCCTTCGTATGGGATTCGTTATCGAGGTTGATAAACCACTGGGTATTACATGGGACCATCCCTCCACAAGACCGTATCTTAGCGGCTACTTTGTTGAGGTGGATGACCATTTCCGCTGGGCCCCAATGGTTGTCAAATCTATAATGTGCAAGACTCTCCCCACGCGCATCTTTAAGAAACATGCCTTTGATTCCTATCTCGGGGCATTAGGGTTAAACCCTGCCTTGAGAATTTCTCCTGAAGGTAATGCGCTCATGAGTGCATATGTCAGACAGGCTGAGGCTCATGGTATAGATGTCGTCTCTGCGAGGAAGAGGCTTGAGCGCCATGTTCGTGAATGGGAGGAATCTCCTTCCCATGCTGCATGCCATGGTGCCACCATCCCTGCCCTTGTCATGTTGGACCACTATGTTCGCTTAGGAGAGGTTACTGGATTCGAGTTTCCTATTGCTTCATACTCTGAATTCATCTCCATTTGCGACAGTGTTCCTGAATCAGTGCAGTTCCCTATTGACACAGAAAACTCCTTTTTGGAATGGTTACGTGTGTTACGTTTTGGTACGAAGGGTTTTGCATATGAGAGCACGTGAAGTAATTCTGTTCTTTGTTTTGTAGTGTGATTGTATCCCGGGATATGTAGCGGTGGTTGGCATTAGCCTATAAAATCCATGACCTGAGTGACGACTGGTCCTGCGCGGTTGGGCGGCCACAGGCCGTCCGGGGATGAGAAATAAATATATAACAATTTTTCACTACATTAGTCTCGTTTACATATGGGAAAATCTAGATCCACAGCTCAGCACCATGAGCGCACCCGCAAAATCACTCCTGAGAGCCTTAAAGGGTCCGGGATGTTGGAAGATGCGACTATCATGATCTCTCAACAGGAGGAGGCAGAGATGCACTATCTTGCATCTCTTGCTCATCCGGAGGACATCACAGACGCTAGATGCCCTCTGATTCTCGGAGGCATTCCAGGACCTACTGTGATGGCGCAGACGGTTCAGGAAGTCACATTTCATGCCAACACCACCGGTTTCGCTTTCTTTCAGGTCTTCGGGCCTATCGGTGATGCCTTGCCGGATTACCTTCCGCCTCAGAACTTCAGGTGTTACCCGACGTCCGTCGCTTCCACCAATTGGCTGGCCTCATCGACTGCTGGAACGTATACCACGTCGCCTGGGTCTGGTACAGGCGTCGTCAATGTCAATGATGGAGCGGTCGGATCCTATGTGTCTTCACCCATGCCTGGTGTCGGCCTCGACCTTGCCAATTCCAACATTCGTTTGGTCTCAGCCGTTGTTGAAGTTGTGCCAACCGGGGCGGCTCTGACCGCTACCGGTCAAGGCATGATTGGACGCGCGGCACTCTTTGCTGACACTGACGCTGCTGAGAACTTTGGCACCTTTTACGCTGAACCGGCAAACGAGCGTGCAGTTCGGCCCCTTCCTAACTGGGATGGTGACTCTGTCTTCAGGGCTGTATACATCCCACAAAGGGCTGGCCAATTCATGTTCGCTGGTGCAGTCGCTGGTACAGCTAACTGGCTGGCGGGCGCGCCTGATCAGGTGGTTGTGGGCTATCCTTGGGCTGAGTTCTATGCGGACGGTTTTCCAGCTGGGCTTCCTTTCTTTGCTCGGATCACTTGCAATTGGGAAGTGCAGAGTGCCAATTTTCCGATGGCACGGGG